CCTCAACCGTGAGGGTGGGGGTCGTCATGCGACGCGCAGGGGCAGCGGCCCGGAACGTCGCTCGTATGCCTTAAGGGCGGACACGACGGCCTGGCCGACTTCGGCCGGGTTCGACAGGGGCGACACCTGAACGTTGATGTTCACGGTGCTGGTACCGCCAAGACCAAAAGAACTTGCCCGGGACAGGGGGATAACGGCTTCGGGACCAGCTTCACCGACCAGAGCGTTTGTGGCGCGAGTGACGATGCCGCCCGTAGCGAGCACCACATGACCCTGACCTGTGTGGAAGGAACCCGTGTTCTCGTTGGTAACGCCCTTGACGGAGTTGGCGTCAGCCATGAGCTGACGCGTCTGATCGTCGAACCAGATCGGCAGAAGCGGAACCCATCCGAATCCGGGCAGTGTTTTGATCTTCGCCAACAGGACGTTGACGCCTCGAGCGAAGAAGTTCCATCCGTTGCGAAGAGCGTTCATCGCACCGTCGAAGATGCCACCGAAGATCCCGGAGACGATGCCACCGAGTCCGCCAAGCATTTTCTTGATGTCTTCACCGAGTTCGGACCACTTGCCGGTGAACAGGTCCTTGAAGAACTCGAACGCACCGGACAGGTAGTCCCAGATGCCTTGCCAGACCTTCTTGAGGTCGTCGCCGAAGATGCCCCACAAGCTCTTGACGATGTCAACGAACTCGGAGATCGCGTCCTTGATGAGGTTGAATGCGAACTTGACGATCGCTGCGATGATCTTGAACTCGATCATCCACGCGTCTTTGATGACGTTGACGATCTTTCGGACGATTTCAAACTTGTTGTAGAGGTACACGAGCCCTGCGACAAGAGCTGCGATTCCGACGATGATGAGCACGACCGGGTTGAACAGGCTGGCGATCGCACCAGCCAGGGCGACGATGCCAGCGATCGCAGCGGCGGCGATCAGGACACCGATGAATGCGGCGACGGCCGGCTTGTTCTCGGATGCGAACTTGCCGATCTTCTTGAACGCGTGAGAGAGCTTGTCTCCGATCGCGTGGATGACGGGCTCGACCTTCTCCTTGATCTCTTCGAAGAGCTTCTTGAGTTTCGGACCGTTCTTCTTGAAGAAGTCCTGAACGGCCGGAATCAGCTTTTCGGTGACGACCTTCGCGACCTTGTCGAAGATCGGGAGCAGGGCTCCACCGATCTTCTCCTTGACCTCATCGAAGGCGATCTTCATCTTGTCGCCGGCACTGGCGGTCTTCTCGGCGAACCCGCCGACCCTGCCCTCAACCTCGCCGAGGATGACCTTCTGTGCGGACAGGGTGTCGCCTGCCGCCATGAAGCCCTTGATTTGTTCCTTCTGGGCGTCCGACAGGGTCACACCGGCGGCCTTCAGGCCCCTGATGCCACCGATCGGATCGGTCAGGGCCTTACCGAGGGCCTTAGCGGCACCGTCGGTGGAGCCCATCTTCTTGCCCAGGTCAAGCATCGCGACCGACGCCCGGTCGAAGATGTCGTTGCCCTTCCCGGATTCGTTCTTGACTGACTTGAATCCAAGGAGCAAACCCTGCGACGTCTTGATCGCTTCGTCGTCAATGCCGGTCTTGTACTGCATCTTCGACGCGAAGTTGTCGATCTCCTTCGCAGTGACGCCGGCCGCACCACCCGTAGCCTTGATGCTGGCTTCGATGCCCTTCTGGACCTTGCGGGATTCCTCCGCGGCCTGCAGCGCACTCTTGCCAAAAGAGAAGGCCTCGGCACCTGCCGCGCCGAGGCCGATCGTGGTGATGGCCCCCTTGAGGCCAGTCATGCTGTCGCCGAACTTCTTGCCGGCCTTTTCGGCATCCTTGAAGGAGCCCATGAGGCCACGGGCGTTGCCGAGAATCTCGACTGTGATCGCCCTACGCGACGGCATGGTGGCCTCCTGCCGGCGTCAGTCTCGCCAGACCCGGTAGATCAGGTCCTCGAGCTCGCGCCAGTACATGTCCTGGATGTGGGGGAACTCCGCCCGAACGGTCGGGAAGAAGTAGTGACCGGATGTCTGTCCGTTGCCGGTCCACGGTCGGAACTGGTTCCAGCCTCGGACGGCGTAGATGCCACCGCCCTTGCGGCGCTTCAGCTTGACGCGCTGCTTCTCGGTGACTTCGCCCTTGCCGACGGTGCGGCCGGTTTTGTCGACGAACTGTGACTCGACGCGTCGAGCGACTTTGCCGATGTCCTCGTTGTCGTGGATCATCGTCGCCCGAGACGCTTTCGTCTGGCGTCGGGCTGCGCCTCCGACTGTGGCTCGGAGGGCACGTTCCTTCACCAGTCGACGCTTGTTGTGGTACGCACCGAACTCGGTACCACCGAACGCGTACCAGCCCTCTTTCTTCGTGCCGGACGCATCGTGAGCGGCGACGATCTGCTCACGCAGAGCTGCTCGAGCGGCCTGTTGGCTGATCGCCATGTGTGCCATGGCCTTCATCGCCAAGGCACCTTGAGCGGCGGCCTTGGTGGTGGCCTTGTGCTTGACGTATCCGGCGACCTTGTAGTTGATCGCCTTCAACTGGTTGATGCCGTCGGCGTCCTGATCCTCGATCTCTTTGAACGCCTTGATGAGTTCGTTGAGACCTTCAACGGCGATGCGTTCGCCTTCACCACCCTTGATGATCGGCATGGCGGTCGGCTCCTATCGGGACTCCCTGGCCTGTTCGACGAGCGTGTCGAAGATCGCTGCCAGCATTCCCGTATCGCAGTCCACGAGGGCTTGCGGAGGAATACCAGTTGCGACCGCTGCTCGTGCGATGAGGTGCGTTAGGGAGTCCCGCCGGTAGGGACCCCATCAACGTCAAGTTCGGGCACAGCGTCGAGCTGCTCGATCCATTCGTCGAAGGGCTTGACCACGGCACCGGACTTTCGTTCGGCTTCCCACGTCAGCCACATGAGATGTTCCATCTTCATGTTCTCGCTGAACGCTTGACCGATTCCGAGCTTCCAGTGCCGTTCGAACGCCACGATCACAGCGGGAGTCACCTTGACGGTGGTCTCCTCGCCGGAACGCCTCACGGTGACGTTCCAAGCGGCCAGCATCAGCTGGTGGCTCGGGTCAGGGTACCGGTGACGGGCCAGGTCACGGACTGCTTGGCGAGCTCACCGGCGGCACCGGCGACCGGCTGCAGCTCGGTGACGAGGCAGGTGCCGGTCCACTTCGGGTTCGTCGCCGACACGGCACCGGTCTTCGCCTGGATCACGACGGTCGTGGTCGTGCCGATGAGCGAGTTCACGGTCGCCTCGACCGAGGAGGACGCGTAGTCCTGGAGGAACTCGATCGCGATGGACGAGTCCTCGAGGCCAGCGATTCGCTGCTTGCCGCCCGAACCGAACACGGTCGTGTCGAGCTCGTCGTACTTCTGGTTGATCGTGACCGACGCGATGTGGTCCGTGAGGTCCACCGAGTTGATCGTGATCTTCGGGTTCGTGTAGGTGAGCGCCACAGCTACTCAGTCTCCTGCTTCTCGGCCGCGGCCGACTTGGGTGCTTCGAGATGACCGGCAGCGATGAGCGCCGGGATGTTTGCCGCCTCGAGGTCCTTGTCGGACAGACTCGATCCGGGCTGCTTACCGGCGACCTCACGGTCCCCGATGATCTTGTAGGTCGCCACGAGGGCCTCCTAGGGGTGGACGAGGACCGTGAACTCCACGGTCAGGTAGTTGGCGTCTCCGATGGATACGAGACCGATGTTCCCGCCCGTCGTGACCTGACAGGTGTTCACGACCCCACGGAGTGTCGGGTCGGCTTCCACGGCGGCCCTGACGGACTGCGGACCGTCGTAGGACAGGTACCCGTTGAGACGGTCCTGCGAGACACGCTCGGGGTCACGTCCGACGAGGATCGTGATCTTGAACTCGTGCTCGGCGTTACCGCCTGCGAATGCCCGGTGGTAGGTGACCTGGTCGATGCCGACCATCGCAATCGGGGGTGACGGGTTGTCGACGAGGTGATCGGCGACACGCAGCCCTGGAATCGCGGTGAGGGATTCCTTGAGGGCGACGGCCCCCTCGGAGACCGTGGCGGTCATGCGTAGGTCATCAGTCGGTAGGGGGCGATGAGGAGTTCGACGTCCGGGTCAAGGCGACGGACGGTGATCGCGCCGAGGTCACCGAAGCCGGCGACCCCGAGGGGCGAGTCGTACCGCTTGAAGATGCGGGCGGCGAGAAGTGCGGTGGCTTCGACGATCGCATCCGGGACGGCCGGCCAGCCCCACTTGGCGGTGACCTTCAGGGTTTCCCGGTCGAGGGTGCTGAGCGGGAAGTAGTACTGGATCGCCCTGAGCGTGTTGATCGGTTCGTTGCGGGCCAGGGCGTTCGATGGGCCGACCTGAATGTCGGTGCCGACCGTGAGGGTCGTTTCCCATGTGCCGTTGACGTCCGTGTCGATCTCGATGGTCAGGCCGGTCGTGGAGGAGATGTCGTCCACGATCGTGAACGTCGACGAAAGGGGGATGTAGTACCGGGCGGTGGCGGTGCCGTCTGCGTAGAAGCGGCGACCGCAGCGACCGTCGATCTGTCGACTGGCGGCGGTGATCGCACGGTCGATGATCTTGTCGTCGATGTTGTCGGTGATGCGAAGCTGGTCGGTGAGATCAGCGCGCGTGCAGTAGCCGTTCGTGATCGTCACCGGGGACTCCTGTTATTCGGCGGTCTTGCGGGGACGACCGGGCTTGCGGGCGGCGGTCTCCTTGGCCGGCTCCACGCTGGCGGTCTCGGTGACCGGGGCGGGCGTGTCGTCTGCTTCGGCGAGCTTGGCTGCGATGTAGTCGCGAGCCTCCTGCTCGGGGAGGTCGATGATGCCGCCACGGGGCGGCCACTCGACACCGTCTCGGGTTCCGGCGATGTCGACGAGCATGCGGATCTTCATGGGGGGTTGCCTCCGGGGCGTTCGTGTGTGATGCCCCGCTCGCCCGAGGGGGCTCAGGCGGGCGGGGCGATCACAACGGGGATGGTGCTGGACTAGCTCGCACCGCCGACGAAGTGCTTCACGGCACCCGTCTGGTCGATGAGGACACCGTCCGTGCGGAGCGTGACCCGGAAGGTCCGCACCGAGTAGTCGAAGGCGAAGTCGTCGCTGATCGCGACGTCGATGCCGTTGACCTCACGGATGTAGTACCGGTCCATCGCACCGAAGAGGATGGACTTCGCCGACGTCGCGGTCGAGGCGGTCGACTCGTTGACGTAGACCGGCTTGCCGAGGATGGTGTCGGCGTTGCCCTCGAGGCCCACCTTGAACACCAGGTCGTACGAACCGTACGTCCCGTTGTCGGCACGCAGGCCCCGCACCTTGCCGAGGGTGGACGAGGACATCATCCAGCCGCAGTTCGGGGTGAGGCGGTAGGGCGCGGTGACCGAGTGGTACAGGTCGATGATGTTCTGCACCGACGGCACACCCGAGACACCCGTCGCACCGGTGACACCGGCGGTCGAGTTCGTGACGATGCCGTACGGCTTCGACGAGCCGTCACCGGTGGTCATGTGACCGCGGGTGGCGACACCGATCGCCGTACCGGCCTGACGGCCGAGGAACCCGGCCACGTCCACGCCGGCGTCCAGGGCGAGCTCGTTGGAGAGCTGCACGAGGACGACGTACTTGTACGCGCCGAGGACACGGCTGTTCACGAACGTCGGGTCCGACGTCGACGCCTGCGAGCCCTCACCGACGATCGACGCGGTGGAGAACGCCGACGTGGTGGGCACGTTCAGGTTCTCACCGGACTGCGTGGTGATGAGGGTCGCCACGTCACGGAGCGGGTTCGCCTGGACGAGGTGCTCCACGATCGAGCCGTACACCGACGTCGGCGTCGCGCCGTAGGCGTTGGACTTGGAGATCGCGCGCTTCTCGAAGCGGGCCCCACGGATCTTGCCGTCGAGCAGCGCCCGGATCTGGGCGTTGTCGTCCTGCTCCTCGGGCTCCGGGTCGCCGGCGAGGAGACCACCGACGCCCATGCGGGCCCGGCTCTCCTCGATGGCCTTGTCCCGCTCGATCGCGTCGAGGATGCCCTTGCGGCGGGCGTCGAGCTCGTCGAGCTCCTTGTTGATGCGGTCGAACTTCTCGGCCTCCTCGGCCGACAGGTCGCGACCCTCCGCGGCGGCGACGTCGAGGGTGGCCTTGGCCTCTTCCCACGCACGCGCACGCGCCTCGGAGATGCTGTCCACGATGTGCTTCTCGCTCATCTGGGTGCACTCCTTTCGAGTGACTTGAAGGGTTGGGTTTGCGCGCAGGGGGTGCTCGACGAGGGGCTGCCGCTGTACGGGCGGTGCGTGCTCGGAGTCCGGGCTGCAGTTGGGCCGGCATGCCCTGCCGGTGAGGGTCTCAGCGCTGGTGGCTGTAGAGCTGGTGGTATCGCTGCGCCAGGTCGAGGGGCAGGGCCGCCTCGGTGTCGTCAGCGGTGTCGTTGGAGCGGACCGCAGCTCCGGCGGTGTCCGGGTAGGCCGGGAAGCCGGTCACGACGGAAACCTCGTGGAGTGCGATTTCGTGAAGGGTGCGGGTGTCGTCCTCCCACGAGTCCCCGTTGGCGGGAACTTGGAAGCCGAAGCTCATGGAGTCGACAACACCGGAGCGCATGAGCTCGGCGAGGTCCTGCGCGTACGAGGTGTTCGGGAGTTCGGCGTCGACCTTGAGACCACGGTCGTCCTCGGCGAGGTTCAGGGTGCCGCTGCGGGTGCTGGCGAGGACCATGTCCGAGTTGTGGTTCAGGTACATGCGGACGTCGTTGTCACGGGCAAGGGTCCGCTTGAACGCACCGGGAGCGATGAGCTCGGTGAACTCGCCGTTCGCTCGGTCCCAGAGGCGCTCGGAGGGGCTGTTGAACACTGCCGCATACCCGGAGAACCGGACGGGCTGGTCACCGGGGGCGTCGGTGGCGCGCTCCTCGAGGGTGACGGGAATGGTCACCTGACGGAACTCGACGGTCTTGCCGTGCGACTTCCGGGACTCGACCGGAGTCTGACGGGAGCGGGGCATCTCGGCTTCCCCTTCGGCGTCCTCGGTCGTGGTCGGACCGTTCGGAATCGCGGTCGATGCGGTCGAGGCGAGGGGCGCGTCGACGACCAGGTCGGCGGGGATCACGGAGAGCTTGCAGAGACCGTCCGGGTCGATGGTGCCGGCGACCCATTCGCAGGCGCGCGGTCCCTCGTAGGAGACACAGTTCGCACAGTTCAGACCGTTGGCCTGCCACGGGTTGTCGCGTCCCTCGACGTAGTACGCACCGTTCGGACCCCAGGACTGGTCGTACTGGCCGCACTCGGCGACGATTTCACCGACCTCGTGGGCGAGCTCGAGCTGACGCTTGGAGTAGCGGGCCGGCTCGTCGACGTCGAGAAGGTCAGCGTTGACGCCGTCCTCGTTCATGGTGACGTCAAGCATGTGGTCGGGGGTGCCGATGTTGATGACCTCGCGAGTGTCGGTCACTGAGGACTCCTGGATCAGGTTTCGGTGTTGGCGTCCACGCCGAGCGGGTACTGCTCGGGCGTGATGACGTTGCCGTTCATGGACAACCAGAACCGGTCGCCACCGTCGTACGGCTCAAGGCCTTCGATGCGGCGCGCCTCGTTCGGGCTGCGAATACCGGACTCGATCGCGGTGCGATGCGCGTTGAATCGGCTGAGGGTGTCGGCGCGCAGGAACTCCTGCGTGTCGAACTTGATGTACTTCGGCCGGGTGAGGAGGCTGGAGAACGCTTCCTCAAGGCGGCGAAGCCAGGGGAGGAGCGTGAACTGCACGAAGTTGATGCCGGCCTGCTCGACGTTCTGATACGTCTGCGAATCGCCGGGGGCCCCGATCATGTGCGGGGGGATACGGAAGATTCGGGCGATCTCACCGAGCTGGAACTGCTTGGCCTTGTCGAGTTCCATGTCCGCAGCGGAAGTGGTGATCGGTCGCCAACGGAGTCCGTTCGTGAGGACGGCGGGCTTGCGGTGCCGGTTGTGGGTGACGTTCCACGTTTCCCGGAGCGTCTGAGCCTGTTGCGGAGTGATGTCCTGGTCGGTTTCCAGCACCGACGATGGGGTCGCGCCCTCACCGAAGAACTGGGCCTCGTGCCGCTGTGCGGCCAGGGCGATTCCGATGGTCGTGCGCTGCTCCTCGAGGGGACTGATACCGCGCAGCGCCTGCGCCGGCGTCCACCACCGAATGTGAAGAATGTTGTTCGGGTCGACCTGCGCGCCTCGCACCCAGTACTGCCGGCGATGCCAGTCCGTCGAATAGACGGTCACGAACTGCGGATGCACCGGGGTGATCCCGATCGGAGCGTTCAGATCGTCCCGATCAACGACGAGGAACGCGTTGCCGTGCAGGGCGAGCGACGTCATCGTCTGGTGGATCAGCTCGTACTGGGTGATCGTCGGCGACGGGTTCACCATCCACGGCGGGGTCGGCACCATCGTGTGCTGTTGACCGCGCTGCTGGTACACCGAGAACGGGAGCCCTGCGATCGAATCTGCGAGGAGTCCCACACAGGACATGACGGCGCTGATCTGCAGGGCCGTGATCTCCGTGACCGTCTCGCCCGAGTAGTTCGTCGGGATCGTGTATCCCTGGGCGGCGAGCGGATAGAAGTTGTCGGGCACCGAGTTCTTGCCCCGCAGGAACAGGCTCATCGACTAAGGCTCCAACTCAGAGCGAACAGGCAGACCCCGAGGACGATCAGCCCCGCCGGCATCCAGATCAGCCAAGCGCCCGCCACGACGGCGATGACGGCAGCGATCTCGAGGACGGTCGTCAGACGCTCGATCATTCGGGCTCACTCCAAGGGTCAACGATCGCCGGAGCGAGCACCGGCTTCAGGTCAGTAGCGAGGGCATCCAGACGGGCCTGAAACGCCAGCACCGCAGCGACTGCGGCGTCAATCTTGTGCGGGGACCGATCCGTCTGTTTGACGATCAGATCCCCATGCCGGGTGTGCTTCACCCTGGCGTTGAACATGTGACGAGCAAACGTCCGATCACCGTCGTGTGAGACCGTCGCGTTCTTGATCGCGCCGGTCAGGGCCTCCACCGCTTTCGCCATTTGCGGGGTCCGGTACGTTTCGAACGCAGCGATTCCCGAGTCGTCGAACTCGGTTGACCAGCGAACCAGTTCTTCTCGCCACCAGGGCGGGTCCATGTATCCACGGACCACCCGGTATTCCTGACAGGCGCGCACGACGGTCGCGTCAACCTCGGCTCGAGGGACCGACCATTCCTTCACGCCCTCAGGCTTTTCCCACAGACCGAGGACCTTGAAGAACCCATCGGATACCCGACAGGCCACGAGGGCGGTGGCGTCATCGACGGCACCACCGTCGAATCCGAGGGTGATCGTGTCGCCAGCCTCCAGGGCTTTCCGAGACTGGAGGGCCTGCCAGAGTTTCGGTTCGACCCACTGGTCCGAGGTTGTCACGATCTGATTCAGGTAGAAGCGCCTGGCGTCATCCGGGTCGGTCGCCGGGTCGTTGATTTCGTCGATCAGTCGGTCGACGTCCACCCACTTCGCATCCCCATACGCAGTACGGAGCGCCTTTCGCAGGTCCCGGCGATTCTTCAACGACCGGACCTCACCGACGTCCGTCGCGTCATACAGGAGCCCATCGGCCTTGTCGACCGCGGCCTGATGCGAATCCTCGGCGACACTCAACTCGCCCGGTCGATACGCATTCGTCGTTTCGAACGTGCGGGCATTCATCTTCGCCGTGTTCCGACGCAACGTGTCAGCGAGCTTCTTCCCGCCATTCTGCGGGGTCCACAGGTGCGTCTCATCCATCACACAGAACGTGATGGGCTGACCCAACCGGGAACCGCTCGACGCCGTCACCGGCTCCAACCGGCCCGGCGTGCCCTTCACATAGATCCGGGTGATCCCGACATCCAGTCCGAAGTCAGCGATCGCATCCGAACTTTCCAACGATGCGAGGAGCTGGACGTAGGTGTTATCGGTCTGATCCTCGGAACACGCTGCGATCTGCACCCACGGTGTCGCATGCCGGCGGCCCACAGGCTCACCGTCAGCGTTCCACCCGTCGAACAGGACCGGACCGACCAGTTCGCCCAGGGCGATCGCCGCCAACAGGGGAGACTTACCCCACCCCTGCGGCCGGCGCACCGAACCGCGCCGATACCGGAACGACCCGTCCTTCGGGTCCAACGCATACCAACGAACGACGATGCTGGCCTGCTCGTCGGTGAGCTCGAGGGGCTGACCGTAGAACGGACCCGACGGGACCCGCAGATAGGTCGAATACCAGTCGAGGAGATCCCATCCGAGGCTTGGAAACTCACCCTGATAGGCGGGTTCACGCCACGGCATCAGCTCGCGTCGACCACCTTGAGGCGCTGCTTCCGAGTCGACTTCGTCGGCATCGGCATCACGTCGGCCTCCTCGACGATTCGCCACCGCAACTGCAGCATGGCCTTCGGGTTCAGGCCGTGCCGGTCCTCGAGCTGCTGCATCGCAGTGACCGACGCTGAGGGTCGTTCCTTGACCATGTCATCGAACAGGATCGCCAAGCGGACGAGCGTCCGACCCGACTGGTCCCACGCCGTCGCCTGCGGACAGGACCACAGGTCCTCCCACCATGCGATCGTCGACAGTGACCAGGAACGCAGATCCGGCAGGTCAGGTGCCGGCCCGGGGCGACCGGCCGCCGGCAGTAGCGTCCATTCGAACGTGGTCGAGTTCCTGCGCCGGCGCTCGGCGTCAGGCTTCGGGGCGGGACCCGGCATGGTGGCTCCTGATAACGACTTCGGGACTGTCGTCTCACATAGGTAATCGTTCCGGCCCATGTGGAAAACCCGGAACCCCAGTGGTGGCGCGGGTTTCCGGTCGCGAACCCGTACAGAATCTCAGTGAGG